ATTTTCCACAGTCCGTCGATCTGCTCGATCCGTGCAAACGCGGCCCGGCAGATGGAGTTAATCGTCTGATGAATCGTGGTGTTGAAGTCGATTATCTGGTTATAGGTGAATCCTTCGGTATCGCAATAATCGTGGAAATCCTCGAACGATTGCGCGTGCAGCCGCGTCGTTGCCAGCGCACGTGCATTGGGTGCGCCCGTCAGTATGTAGCGGACCAGCGATGCCGGGTTATTCGTGATTCCATCAACCCATGCGGCACCAGTCCAGTCAGGGACAATCGCCTGCGTGTAAAAGCCTACCGTGTCAGGGATGCCGTTTAGCTGTCCAGTCGCCCTGATCTTCATCGCAATCAGCGCAATCCCTGTATCACTGACAGGGTATTCGTGTCTGCGTGACCTCAGCACAGCAAACGTGCGCTGGGTGAATGTTATCGGCTTATCCTCGCCGTTCTCGTTCTCTCTGTCCGCACGCATGCGGATATCCCACTGGCCCCGGCTCGGGAACGTGAATACAAAACCCTTGCGGATCGGAGTGGCGGTCTTTGCGGTAAATGTTATATAACCATTAACATTCGGACCGTTGTGGCTGCTTGACCACCATGTAGTGGTGTTCGTCGCATCGTTCCAACTGCCAGACCCGGCAACCGCATATTCAACATGAATGACGATGGTTCTGGGATCGGTGCCGTCATCATTCTTGTCATACTTGATAATCCCGCGTGGAAAATGGATCTCATAGGTCACGCTATCCGTATCCGCCGCCGTGGTGTGCTCGGCGTAGCCTGACTCCGCGCCACCGGGGATCTCCTTGTTGACGGACTCCTCAAAGACAATATTATTATATAGCGTAATCGCCGAGTCATCGTCTGACCCGCCAGTTAGCATTTCTATCTGTACATCATCATAGGCAGACGCAAGCGTGTTGCCGATCTTGATCAGCGACCGATCAACCTCGATGTCCTTCTGGCCTAGTGTGAACAACATGGTGACGTAATGGTCATCACCCTGAAGCTCTGTATATGGTCTAGCAGCAAATGGATACTGGTAGAAGTAATACCCCAGCGTCACAGGTTCAGTGCCGAACGGGTCCAGCCTGTTTCTGGCAGCGCCCACGGACAGCGCCTGGCTGGATGTGGACCCAGTATCCAGCCGAGGCGTCTCGATAGGGATCAGGGCATTGATGGCGAGCGTACCGGCTGCCAAAAATCCAGCGCCCCATGCCGCCGTTGCAAAGGCGTTGCCGGTCACGTAGAACGCGCCACCCGGCCCGGTCAGCACGGTGACGGCCACCGCCAGCGCGATAAATGCCACTGACCGCAGAATGCCGCTATCACCCGCCGGCATGATCTTGATCGTGATCAGCGTGTCAGCGTGCGGCCTGACGACGTGGTAATACTCGCGCCGGACCTCTATGTCATTCAGGTAGACGTGAGCACCGGCCCACAGACTACGATCCGGCTGGCACGCATCCAGAATATCCGCCACGGTCTCGCCCGGAGTCCATTCGTGGATGATCCTGTCCATCCTGAACGGATTTGCACAGACCGTCGCCAGTTGTTTGTGTTCGTCTAGCATCGGTCAATGTGCCGGTAGACGCCGACCAGGCGGTTTTTCCAAAGACGGGTATCAAACCGCTCGATACAGGACGTGCCGCCCTCAAGCGTTGAGTGGAGCATCTTGTCTGCCGTCAATATGACGCCGACGTGCCGGTCAGCCTTGAACAGTGCAATGTCGCCGACCTTGTAACCGGTGCCGGTGACCTCGACCCAGTCCTTATCCCGCATCTTTGACGGCTGCTGATCGGCAGGCCCGATGTCGATGTCGAACTCTGCCCGATAGATAATCCTGATTAATACCCAGCAGTCTGCTGTTTCATATGAAACATTCAGATACTGGTCAGCCCACCCAGGAATCACTTGAACACCAGGCCCGGGTAAAGATTGCCGCTCATAATCCGGCCAACCGGCTCACTCAGGAAATTCTCAAGCGTCAACTGGCCTGATATGATCACCGGGTCATAACTGACCTGTCGCAATTCGTAATCTGTGTACTCAACCATAGTTTCTGACGTGTTACTGGACAGGACAACTTTCATATCCACCGTCATCGCTCTGTCAGTTGACCGTATAGAATTGATAACATCGCGGCTGACGTTATCCAGTGACAGCGTGGTCGTGCTGACCTGACCGTCCACGTTCTTTGGCAGATGCAGATCAAACGGGTACGGGATGAAGGTATTCGCGCCGACGACCGTATCCACGGCATCGCTGGTGAACCGTTCAAGTACCGTGCCGGTGCTGTCCTTGATAGTAATCAGTAAATGGAAAGCCTCATCCGTATTCTGCGCCATCAGCGCATTAATGGACGCTGTGGAGTGAGTGCGACCCATTACGGCAATATCTTGAGCTGCATCTGTGCCATCCAGATACCGTTCGGCTTAGACCATGCAATCGGTGCGCTGAACTGAAATTCTACCGTGCTGCCCGTCAGCGGGTCTGTCCAGTCGAACGGCAGTACGCCACCCTCCAGCGTCGTCTCGTAGAATACGATCAATGCGTCCCGCTGTGCCTCTGTCAGCGGCATGGTGATCGGCATGTCCTGAAGGGATGCCGTTGTCCTGCGGCGCACCTTCGGCGGCCCGTAGCCCATCTGAGAGCGCAGGACGTTGTTGCCATCCTGTGCCTGTATGTACCCCTGATTAAACGGGACCTGGGGGAGTGCTGAATGCCAGGTTGCCATCAGCGCGTCGCCGGCGCCATGCGGGTGCCGCGAGAGCTATCAAACGCCCTGCCGACGACCCCGTTACTGGTGATGCTGTTGGCAACCTCGCCAAGTAGCAGGTTGATGACCTGGCGGCCATCGGGACCGCGTGAGGTAGTGGCGCTCGTGCCGGGAGGGGCGTTGTTGATGTTGATTTCAATGTCGCCTCCCAATTTGTCATTTGGAACGATGGTGCCGGCTGTATCACTGACGAACATTTCCGGCCCGCGCTCACCGACTAGGCTGACCTGCCCTGCCGCCAGTGGTCCGCCGGACGCACGCTGGGTTGATGCCGAGAAGAACGAACCGATGCCAGCCAGAACGCTATTACTGGAACCCGACAGGCCGCCTCCGATGCCCTCGAATATCTTAGCCGCCGCCGCCTGTGCCACCATGTTACGCATGGTGTCGGCAAAGCCTTTAAGCATGCCTTTCAGTCCGTCGTCGAACGGATCGAACAGGAACTGCGCAAAATCATCCTGCATGTTGCGGGATGCTTGTTCTGCGAATACTGACATTTCCTTGCCGGTTTCTTCTGCCTTTTCTTCAACGTCACCAAGCTTGCCTTTCACGGTTTCCAGTCCGGTGAACCCTTGCGCCCACTGCTGGTCTATCTCGGCGAATTGCGCGTCGATCAGGTCGAATGCAATGTCCCACTCGTCGCGGACTTCAACCGCCGCCTTTTTTAGTTTCTCAGCGCCTTCCGTTTCTGCATCTGGCAGGAATAGACCTCCGGCGGCGGCACCGCCTGCGGGTGCGTTGGCGAAATGGTCACGGGCATTCTTGAGTACTGCAATCTGCGCCACCATATCGGCAATCTCTTTTTGTTCATCCTCCAATTGCTGTGGAGACATGAACGCGGCAACACCCTTGCCTATAAAAGAGTCCCTTTTTGTCCTGATGTGGTCAATCTTGCCTTCAAGCCTATCAATCTCGTCACTGTATTGCGTAAACGGATTTGTAGTTGACGTTACCCCGATCTTCCTCAAGAAATCAGATGCGGCCTTTGTCAAGCCAGCAAGTTTCTGCGCGGCAGCAACAAGTAACGGGGCAAGTTCAGCGATAGCGGGTTTCAGGTTCGCACCGATCACCCGCGACAATGCAGACAGCTTTTTATCAGCGGCGTCGGCTTTGCGGATCATGGATTCATCAACCACCGCACCCATCGTCCGAGCCTCTTCGCGGAAATCCTTAATGGCCCCGCTACCCTGCTGTAGCAACCTGACAAGATCAACACCTTCTGTATCGAATAACTGAAAGGTCTTCAGTATCCGTTTGCCCTGGTCATCAGATTCCTGAATTGCATCGGCGAACTCAAGAAACAGCGCCTCATTTGATTTAAGCCGCCCTTGCTGGTCTGCAAGTTCGATATTGAAGTCGGCAAAGGTCTTTGCCAGTGCCTTATTCCCCGCAGCAGCATCAGCCGCCCGCCGGGTGAATCTTTGAAAGCCAACATCGAATGACGTGACCTTGACGCCTGCCTGTTCTGCGGCAAACCGTAGCTCTTGCAGTGCATCTGTTGTCAATCCTAGCTTATCCGCCTGGTCTGATATCTGACCGAGCGAAGCGGCAGCGCCTTTGATAGATGTGACGAACTTTCCGGCGAAGACACCCGCAGCCGCCACGGCAAACGCCTTGAACCCGGTACTCATCACGCCAAGATTCTTATTAACAGACTTAAACGCCTGTTTCGTCTTGTCCTGAGCGGATATGCGGATTTTTACGTCAGATGACGCCATTATTTATACCTGCTCATGAATTTGTCGATCTTGTTAGTGATGACATCATCAGATGTTGGTGGCTGTATCGTAAGTGACTGCATGTACGCATTCCACGCCTTGAACTCGGCAACCGGCATGGCAAGAATCTGTGACAGGTCGCGACCCAACGACAACGCCAGTTTAAAAACAAACTGAATATCAGGCCGCGCCGCTATTTTTTTGCTAGTTCCTCGTCACTGCCGTTCAGGTCACAGTAGACATCATAGATTGCAGTGACATCGCCCATCGCCTTCTTTGGCAGGTTAGCCCACTGGTTAGCCGTCCAATACTCACCGTTAATCTCGACAGCACTGGCGAGTAGCTTGTATACCGGCTTGTCGTCACCTTCTGCGGTGTCGATGAACCTGTCTACGGTGATCGGATGAACGGTAACAGTAGCATCCCAGCTTACAGGTACATCAACCGGCTCAAGCTGCCCATAATCAGCAAGAACCTTGTCGTATGAACTCATGCGAACCAGGTAGGCTGGCCAGTACCGCGAATGTTCACCACGCCGGACACGTCAGAATCGGCAGAGCCTGCGGCAGAGGTAGACTTCACATAACCAATGCCTGCGAATACGGAACCACTGGCAAGCGTCAGGGTGAATACACGGTCGTCGCCGTCATCCTGCGCGACTTCAAACTCAGCCTGCCCTGTATCTGAGGTATCAACGTCATAGTTACAGGTTGCTGTCCACGACCCTGCCAGACCGACCGCGAACTCCTGACGTACACTGTCAAGGTTTGTCCTGCTATATTCAGCGGCTTCATCCTGTTGGATATCGAAGTCTTTGACATTGCCGACCTTTGTCAACGTATGGGCATACGAAGACCCGCCGCTGGCATAGGTAGTGTAATTCGTTGAATCGACCCCGTTCAAGGTGAAGGTTGTACCAGCAGTATTTGTGACAACAAACGCCCGACCATTCAACTCGGTCATGCCCACGACGCCAGAAATCTCCACTACGGTGCCAGTTGCTGGCGCTGCTGAAACAGTTACCTCCGGCGGGTCTGCTTTAGTGATGGCGGTAATTGTTTCAGGGCTGGCATCGGCTGCCGTCTGAATACGAAGCGCCGATTGTTGAGCGGATTGTGCTGTTGATGGCATGACGCCTCCTTATGCTACTGTTGACGGATCGCCAAACGGCGTCCGGTATGAAATTAGATAATCTAGGTGGATTGTGCCTACCTGCTTCTCGGCTTCACCTTCAAGCTCAAGTGTCGTGCTCAATAAATCCGTACTGATGGCATAACCGCCACGAGTGATATCTGCGCCTAGCGCTGTTTCAACCTCTTCGGCGATATCGTCAAGCGTATCGTCTATGTCGAAATTTGCCTCTACCGCCCCGGACACGCGCACAGTGATTGTCCGCATTGGCGCATCCAGCGTGCCATTTTCAAGGCTGATAACTTCATCCGTGGCATAGACCAGCAAGCACGGCAAGTTGGTAGCAGAGACAGGCCGGACGCGGGTTGCGAATACGTTACTCCCTGTTGTTGTCAGTCCAGTGACCGCCGTAACAACGGCCTCCCTGATGCTTTGTCGAACGTGCATGGCTGTTATCTCTATGTTGTCAAGGAACCACTGACCAACTAGTGACGACTGAAATACAAGTCCGCTGGTGTTGGTCGGCGTTACAGACCCTGTGAACGTGCCGGCCCCGTCCTTGTTGTATATCTCAACGCCACCAAACAGAATGCGCGCCGTTATTGGTGAGCCGGGATACGTTGATACAGCGAACGAATATTGATGCTCAAGTCCGACGACCGGCGTGATCGTTGGCACCGTGTCCGATGCCCCTATGTTGGCATTGATAAACCGTAATTGACTGCCGGTTATCGTTGCGCCTGAGCCTACAAACGACCATGCTGCCGGATCATCAAATCCAGGATCAGGCACCAGTCCCATTTACGGAGCCTCAAGCCTGACCAATACCGCACCCTCGCCATCAGGCTCAATCCCGATAGTCGTATAAGTCACCGAGTTGATCAGAAACGTCTTGCCGTGGACAATGCCAGACACATCGGATAGCTGACAGAAGAACGTCGTCTGTGCTGATTCGATGTCTACAATGTCGCCGACAGATACTGGATAGAATCCGTTGTCGAATACACCGCTGACAGACGTGGCACCGTCATAGGTTGCAACGGTTTCAAATCGACTGATGACGGCATCCGTCACCCGGTCTTCAAGATCAGCCCACGCCATAAGTAATCCTTAAATAGAAGACCCCCGAAGGGGTCCACTAAATTAGCCCCAGCGTTCGAGCTTGACCAGAACAGTTGTTGCGCCAGTCACCGCCGCTTCAACAGCAATCCCCAGCGTTTCAGAGCCACCGGTTGCAACGGCCTTTTCAACGCCGCCCGTTGTCAGTGTCTGTGCATACTCACCGACAGCGAAATCAAGCGTAGCCGCAGCTTTCTTGGTGACGCTGAACACGCCCTCAAGTGCAACCTGACAGATGCCGCCAGTGGTTACCGTGTTGAGTGCCACACCCGCGCATTCAGTTAACGGAACGATAGCGCCCTTTGTGATGTTGCCGGGAGCCGTGTAGTTAATAACGTCCCCGTATTGAGATAGATTTGTAGCCATGTTGATATCCTCTTAAACCATAAAAAAGGCCCGACATAAGCCGGGCCGATTAGACGCTAGTTACCATCATTCATGTAGAGAGCACGGAAGTCGAGCGCAGCGGCTACGGCATCAATCCGCACCTTGTACTCGACGCCATCCTGCGACCAGCCGTCCTTGCTTTCCAGATACGGCGCATCGTTGCCGTCAAGGAATGCCACTTCAACCGTGTCATAGGTGTTCTGGTTACCAGCGATAAACCATGCGGCTGCATCGTTGGAATCCAGACGCGCATCGGCAACCACCTGGAACCGGCCCTGAACAGTGTTCGGGGTCAATGTTCCAGCAGTCCCCGCCGGGTCATACTGACCACTCTGCAGGACTTCTGCCGTGCCGCGCAGTGCATGCGGGACGATCAGATAGGACGGCATAATGTTCAGCGTGTTGCTGGCCGGATCGGTCTGGGTAGCCATGGCGGTGAATGCCGCTTCTAGCGTGGTTACGCTCGGGGCGCCACCTGAACCATTGTCGATGAAGTTGCTGTGGTTCGCATGGAATACAGCGGTGCTGTCCTGGTTAAGCGTTGGGTTGCCTGTCAGGATGGCATAGGCCAGATCGCCAACCTTGCGGTTAGCGGCACGTCCCATTGAACGCGGAATGCGCGAGAACACATCAAGGTCATCATTGATGACGGCCTGGCGGGAGATGCTGAACAGCTTGCCGTAAGTGACAAGGGTCAGGGTCTCTTTCAGGTCGGAGAAGGTGCCGTATTTATATTCACCGTTCTCATAGACCACATCCAGATCACCAAAGGTGGACATGTTGACGCGTGAACCCTGACGGAAGTCAGGCAGGGTGCCAACACGGCACCAGGTACGCCAGGTCTCTTCGGCCTCATCATAGCCAATCAGCGCAGCCTTGTTCGCAACATTTTCCAGCAAGTTGCTGAAGTCAGATGTGCCGTGGCCGATAATACCTGCCCGAGTGAATGCGGCACCAATCATGGCGCGTTGATCCATACCGGCGGTGTCGTGGTTCACAATCCGCAGGTACTCGCGGGCCAGTTCGGACATGCGCAGACCGTAGAACTCGTTTTCGCGAGCCTTGCGGGCTTCGTCACGGTCTTCGATCAGACCGGCACGAACCGAGATGGCCTGTTCTGCACCAACCAAGTAACGATCCAGCGCATCAGCACCCATGCGGATACCCTTGCCGGTGTCTTTGGCAGTCCCGGCGTCCATGCTGCCATTGAACTCGTCCTGCCGATATTCACCGGCCAACGGGTCAATGTCACCGCCGAGCAACTCCAGCAGCGCATCGGATGCGCGGCTTGTAGAGACCACCTTGGAAATACAGCTATCCAAGAGATCACGCACGCCATCGCGGTTCAGGAACGGTTCAAACGACTTGCGAATGTCCGTCTGTCGCTTCATTTCGACCTTACGGCCATGCTTCTCGCCTTCCTCAAGATTACGCTTGCGGGTAGCCGAGATTTCAACGACGTTCAAGTCGTCGTCATGGGCAGACTCTTTGCCCTTGTCTTTGGGTGTATCAGGCATCGTCTGCCCCTCCATATTACGGTTGATGCCGACCGTAGAGTCGGCAGGTACTGAGACCACGCTGGCCTCGTGAAGCATCCAGCGAGTAACCCTTACCAGGTCAGAATCGCTTTCCTCTTCCCATTTCTGAATTCGATATCCAATGGATATGTCTTTCAGGAATCCATCACGAACGTCGCCCCATACTTCGGACGCCTTCGCGTTGTTACTAAAATGCAGAACGCCCCGCAGTTTGCGGTCGCCACCTATCTCGATTTCACGGATGACACCGATAGGTAAGTCGCTGTTGTGGTTAAACAGCATCGGCAGTCCGTCATTGGTCCGCGACAGGTCAACAGAATCGGCATCATGTACCAATTGCTCACTGCCGAACCACCGATCCACCTCGACTTCACTGGATAGCGCCGCCGGGACCGTTCGCGCCTTGTCGTTTGCTTTCGCCCTGTCTAAAACAAGCGTCCGCTCGTAAACCTCACCGTTTATGGTGCGTTTTGACATAGTTATCTCCGAGACTTAACTCAATAACAAGGCAATGATTATTGCCTCTTCGTCTTCATCTATTTCAGGCTGCGGTACAGGTGTCCCGCCCAAGGGTGCCGGGTGTAAAAAGAATATAAAAAACCCCGGCCCGATAGGTGTGCCGATGTCGTTGTAATCAATCATCAACAAGCAATATGGCGAACGTCGCATTCATCGCCGCACCATTAGCACTTCCAATGGCCTCAACCCTTAAGTCTGTTTTTTCAGGCAGCATCATTGGCATAGGAAATGGCATGATATGCCCGCCACCATCAGACCCAACGCCAAACGTATTCTTTAGCTGGAACACACCACCAAACGGCCTAGCAAGGAATCGACCACTTGCAGAAACTGCGCGGGTAACTTCGCTCATGTTTGCCGATCCCTGGAATAAGTACCCAGTCTTGCCGCTCGGAATTGTATAGAGCGCCATCAATGTCTGATTGTTGCCAATTGCAACCCGCGCATACACAACTGTATCGCCGCTGTTGACTGCCTGAATCGTCCCGACATAATCAGCCGTGCCGGTGTTCTTCAACCGGAACACTCGCCAGAGTGCCGTTGTTAATGCCACAGGTGTCGCGCCTGTCAGGGTGGCCGACTGAACAACCAGCACACCATTAACATCCAGTCCCTGCACTTCAACCAGTCCGGTATCCGATGCGCTGCTGCTGTCTACATGGGTGATCGGTGCAGTGGCATCAGCCGGATAGGTATACGCCCCGCCAACATCCCATATATCCTCATAGGTCGACGTATTCAGGTCGTCATTCTGACCGAACTTATTAACAATCGAATGACCTGCAACGTTCCCCTTTACCAGTTCCAGATAGAAGTCAGTGACCGGTAGCGGGCTTCCAGAAGTAACTGGTGTATAAGAACCATCAACA